ATGTTCATCGACTGGCTTAGCGTTTCTCAAGAGCATGACCACGATCTACCTGTGGTTTGTGATGTTTATACGCTCACCATTGACGCTCACTCCCATGAGGTGCTGACCAGTCGTCAGCCCCGTTTCAAGCATGAGGGGAGCTTTTCCAGCTCGATTGTTATCAGCGTTCAGGGGCGCAAGGTTCGCGTTGATGGAAACCCGTCTCGCATCAACCGCCTGGACAACCTGTTCGGCTTCAAGACCGTTGGTGAGTGCATCGCCGTTTACAACATGCTCTTGGCTGAGTACGGCTTGCCTCCGTTTACGCGGTGCACTCGGACCGAGCAACGCCAGATCGGTAAGTCAACAAGCCTGTGGGCCGATGGCTGCACCATCGAGCGTGTCGACCTGACAACGAACGTCGCCGTAGGGCAGGGCAATGTCCTCGCCTATCTGCGTGGGTTGTCCACCCAGCGCATAGGCCATTCAGTTGGCTACCTGTACCCGAATGGCAGAACGGTGGGTTGGTTTGCTTCTGGTAAGAACAAGGGCGGCGTTCGTTTGCAGTTTCGAACGGCTTACGACAAGGCCTTTGAGCTGGATCTTCACTTGATCCCCAAGATCAAGCGTCTTTTCGGTGAAGACTCGCCGGAATATTCCTACGTTTGCCAGGTGCGTGATTACTGCTCCGCGCATGGTGTTGTACGTCAAGAGCAGAAACTTAAATCAGAGTTTCTACAACGCGAGGGGCTTAGGTTCTGGGGCCTTTTCGACGAGAACCGATTCCAGACGATACACGATGAATTTTTGCGAATTGATGAAAAGTTGCAGGTGACTGCTATGGACTTACAGACTATCTCTGAGTGCCTTATTACAAATGGCATCGTTAAAAGTACTTACTCTGCCAACATTACGGCCATGTATGCCATGAACTGGTTTAATGGGCAGCAGTTCGATTTAACCAAGTCAGCAGTCCAGACCCATCGCGCTCGTTTGCGCAAGATTGGCATCGATATCGCCAACGTCTGCGATACCAGTCGCTTCACCCCTGTCATTGTTCGTCAGGCCCGCGAAGTCACCAAGTCCTATGACTTGCCCGTACCCACCTGGTACCGCTCGCCGGTAGTTCCGCTGAGGGTTGCAGCATGATGACACTTGCCATTATCGGCCTGATTATATGGGTAATAATTACTTTGCTTTGGGGCAGTACATTTCTATGAGAACTGTAAGTTTCCAAGGAACACGTTTAACCGATGCTGACCGTCGAAAGTTGGCACAGCAACAGCGTTTCCTTAATCCGCATTTATCCGAGACTGTTTCTTCTGTACTTGCAGAAGACGCGGATAAATCCACCGGTACCAAAACCCCGCGCTGGTGGACAGTTGAAAGAGTAGAGCGGGGCACCCCCTATGTTGGCGACATTATCACGAGGTAATCACATGAGCCTGAAACTGATATTCGAGATTCACAGCACTTACGTCAATGAGCGTACCGGCAAGTCTGCCAAGGGTCGCGATTACAAGCTGCGCGAACAGGAAGCATGGGTGCAGATCGGTGACGCTCCCTATCCGCAGAAAACCAAAATCATGCTGGACGAAGGCCAGGCACCCTACGCCGTTGGCAAGTATCAGTTGCATGACCGGTCCTTCTCGATCGGCCAGTACGACAGCCTCCAGTGCTCGCCGGTGCTGGTCCCGCTGGTCGAGTCTGTCCAGAAGGCGGGTTGAAGTGATGATCAGCATTCCGGCTTACAAGCAGCGTCGTGCGCGTCGTCGTATGGCTCTGTTCTTCGTTTACGCCGTGGTGGGGCCTCTGGCGGCGGGCCTACTGATCACCACCCTTGTCCGCTATTACCAGCTCTTGGTGTAAGTCATGAACGGCTTGCCTGAGTCGCTGCAAGTTTTGTCGGTGGAAGGCGTTAGCAGCGTCTACGCCGCAGGATTCATGCTCACCGTCGCTGCATGGGCGTTGGGCCTGAAAATCGCCGTGGCAATCGGCTTAATCAAAAAAGTCTGAGGAGACTGACATGAGTGAAATTTTCGCAGCTGTTGACCTGACCACTGTCGCCGCTTCCGTCATCGCAATTGGTGTTGCCGTCATCGGTATCACCATGGCCTTCAAGGGCATCGATCTCGGTAAGCGCGGCGTCAAGAAGGCGTAAGGGGAGGGGGCCGAAAGGCCCCTTTCTTCTCATATGGAAGAACTTGCATTCACGGCAGCAGACATTGCTGCACTCGTTTATTCCCTGGTATTTCTCGGCGGAGTCATTGCAGGATGGGCATTCGTTCAAGGTATCCAATCGCGCTTCTGATCCTCCTTCTCACGTCCTTTGAGGCGCATTCAGCTGTACGCAAGCATGTGAACGTTCCGCCCCGCGCTGACGTCATCAGAAATTCCACATATTCATTCCAGACGCCTTACGGTGAGGCTGCTTATTACGGGCGTGAGTTCGTCGATCGGCACACTGCCGGGAATCGGTTCAGCTCAAGTGACAGGTTGCCTCCAGGTGGTGGTGGCGGTGGTTCAGGCTCCGTGGCGGTCAAGCTCAAACCGACGGTACGAGTTACGCCTTCTGCTGTTGCGAGCAAGGCGACTGGACTGCTCAGAGTCAACCCGGCAATGCTTGCGGGTAGTGCAGCTGTTGGCTTGATGCTGGATGCGATTGATGGAGTCATTAAGGACAATCAGGTGATGGTTCCATCTGTTCAGATTTTGCCACCTGAACAGTCTGGCGTGCTGTGGCGTAGTTCCCATGGTGGAGCAACACAATGGCATTCCGACCCTATGCTTGCCTGTCATGACGCCGTGGCACATCAACAGCCGGTTGGTCGTCTATGGACGGTAGAGTACATCAATTTTGCTACTACTAATGCCCAGTGCATGGGTAACCGATACCGTAATGGCGTTCTGGAATATACGGACATTTATAATGGCGGCATCGTACGTAATGAAGGATCTTGTCCAGATGATTCCTATTTTGATCCTGAACGGGGCGCTTGTGTAGTTCATGATCTAGGACCTGCGACTGATCAAGACTTCAGTACAATGGAAGGTGTTGCTTCCGGCTTTAACCCCGGTTATCTCCGGGACCTGATAATGACTTCTTGTGATGGGTCTCCCAACCCAACTGGCTGCTACGATGAACTGTCCAGCCAAGGCCCGCTTGATGGCCCGACCAGTCAGACAACGCCGGGTGAAACCTCGTCAGTAACCACTACTGCGCCAGACGGAACCACCTCAACCACCACGATCACGACTACCAACAAGTTCAACTACACCTTCGGCCCGACCTATTACAACTACTCGACCACCACCACAACGACCACCGTTGGGCCGGGTGGTGAAACCACCGTTGAAGAAGTCACGGACCTGCCGCTTTCAGGTGATCCGCCGGATCCGGATGACGAGCCATCGCGTGAAGAAGATGCCGACCCGACCTATGCCGACACGGATTTTCCGGAGGTTGAACCCTTCTATGAACAGAAGTACCCGGACGGGCTTGAGGGGATATGGGAGACCCGCAAGGCAGAATTGCTGGATAGCCCTTTCATCAGCTTTCTCGAGAGCTTCGTGCCCTCGTTCTCCGGAAGCTGCCCCAGTTTCAGCCTGAATATCAACATTGCGTCCTGGGCGAATTACGGCGTTCAGAACTTCCCGTCCCTCTGCTACGTGTTCGACTTCATCAAGGTGATCATGCTGGTTACGGCTGTATTCACCGCTCGCGCTTTGATGTTCGGAGGTTGAATCATGGCTGGCATATTTCAGTTTTTCACCGATCTTCTTGCCAAGATCGCTGGCCTCGCCAAGTGGTTGCTTGCCGTCTTCAAGCAGATATTCATTGATGCCTGGAACATCATCACCGATGTTTTTTGCTGGCTTTTTGATTCCGCGATGGGCATTGCTATTGGCGCTGTATCTGCTATTGAGGCGCCTTTCAACCCGCAGACCTATTACGGAATGATCCCACCGGATGTTGTGAACATCCTGGGTGCCATCGGTATTACCCAGGCACTGACCATTGTTGTTGGCGCGCTCATTATTCGATTCATCCTCCAGCTGATTCCGTTCGTGAGGCTCGGCTCCTAATGCAGAATTTAATGATTGGCTCATCTGGCTCTGGCAAAGGCTATGAGTCATGCGTTTTCCAGATCCTGCCGGCTCTCCAGTCCGGCCGTCTGGTCATTACCAATATGCCGTTGGATATCGATCGGTGGGCCGCTATCGATATGCGCTTTCGGGATCTCATTCAGGTCCGCAAGTCCGCCCAACCGATCCGCGGCACATGGGAACCGACCCGTGAGGATGGTGCTTTCAACCTGTGGGAGGATGGCCGCGTTCTGATGCCGCCGCCTACCGCTCGACCGTTTGCTGGCGTTTGGGACTATTACACCGACTGGAAGCACCCGGAGACAGGGCAGGGGCCTTTGTTCATCGTCGATGAGGCGCAGAACTGTATCCCTGCTGGGAAAACCGATGTGCAGGTCGAGGAATGGTCCGCGCTGCATCGGCATTTCAACGTCGATATCATTTGGGTAACGCAGAGCTACGGCAAGCTATCCAAGGCCGTCCGCGACAATATCCAGCTGGTTTACCGGCTCCGCAAGAAAACCGCCTGGGGCCAACCTGACCGCTATATCAGGAAGGTTCAGGACGGTATCAGGGGTGAGGTCATGACCACGGAGGAACGCCGGTACGAAAAGAAGTATTTCGGTCTTTGGCGTTCTCACACCCAAGGGCTGGCCGCGGAGGAGTTTTCCGGCTCTGATATCAAGCCGTTTTATCATCACTGGACATTCCGTGGCGCGGCTACCTGCTTTTTCCTGTTCGTAGCGATCATCATGTACCAGGTCATGTTCATGGACTCGCCGATCCCGACAGCACAGAAGCCGGGGCAGATTGCTACTCGAACCGTCAGGGTTGAGCCGCCTCCAGCGGCGCAGACCGTTGAGACGGTCGAACAGGAAGAGCCAGAGGTTTCCAGGGTGCATCATCCCTACATCAATAACACCCTGCACCTGCAGGGCATCATCAGGACGGATGATCGCCTTTTAGGCATGATTGCTGTCGCTCAGAACGGTCAGCCTGTTTCAGTGGTCAGCTTTGACGATATGCGTTCAGCTGGTTACCGCATCCAATACCATTCAGATCAGGTCGTATCCTTGACCTACTCGAATCAGGATCTAGGATTCGTCACAATGGACCTGCCCAAGGTTTCAATGACTCCGGCCAACCTATGA